ACGCAACGAAAGAATATTGCCACCTGAACCTTTAACGGTTAACATTCCATTACTTGTAATAGTTCCGCTTCCCATAGTAAGCGCAACCGTACTAAGTTGCAATAAACTACTATTGCCCATTCCGTCAGTAACCGCCCTAAGCGTAGCATCTAAAGGTGTGTTAATTGTAGTTGAATCTAAGTTTAGGAATCCCTTGTAATTAGTTCCTATGTTTTGTCCGTTTAAATTTGCCATAATTTTTTATTTTATCCCCAAGTTTGTGATGTTGATTCGCCCCAATTCTTTTCCGTAGCAGTTCCCCATAGGAAACTACTTATTGCAGTTCCTACCGCTCTTATATATTGTATCCCAATTCCTATTCCTACCATAATTATATTTTTATACCAATTCCAATACTTATATACAAAATTACTAAATTTTTCATTACTTATTTTATCTCAACTTCAAAGAGTTACCTAATTACCCTGCACTAACTTTTAATGTTCCGCCATTATTAAATACTACCCCAACAATTGCTGGGACACTTGTCGGAAAGTCTGAACCAATTCTCAAATAATTCAATACCGTTCTTTCCATATCCCAAGCTATCACACTCCCGATTGGAATAGTCAATCCAAATGTGTATGCAGTAATATGAATCTGTGTGTCTGCTCCAGCTACATCTGCCGTTACTACTACTCTATCCGCACTTGTTCCGTTTTGCGTTAGTATTCGTAAGTAATCGCCCTCTTTAATAATGTCGCCTCCAGTTGGTTCAATATCAATAGTGTTTTGGCTACCTACGTTAATAGGTGAGGATACAGTTGTTAAAATACGCTCATTTGAAAGTGATTGAAGTTGCTTAAGAGCCGTATTTCCATCACTCCAAGCATTCCCAATTCCACGAATCAACCCATTTGTTCCGCCATCGCCTGTTTGCGGTTCTGCTCCTCCAATGTCCTCAAACGAAAGTCTATCAACCGATACTTGATACCATTCGCCTTCCCAAGTGTCGCTTTGAGCCTTGAAAGTTGCTCCGTTTAAAATGTATCGAAATCCATCGTATTCAATCGAGTTGTAAGCCTCTAAAAGTCCCGAAATAATTTGACCTTGATATTTTCTTATTGGTATGGTTTGACCAGCGAGAACCTCACGAACTCGCATAAGATTGAAGTTTAAATTTGCTCCTGTATCTTCATATTTCCATTCTCCTGCCGATTGTGTAAAAGTTGTACCATCTGAGGTAAATAATTGACTTGGATTGCTTGGGTCGTAAGGTTCGCCCAATAATGAATCGTTTAATTTTAAGTCGTAAGAATTTATAGGACTTGCCGAGTTGCCCCCAACATATTGAAAATATTGCTGGCTTGCATCGGTCGAAGAAGTATTATAGATTAATGAAGTTTGTCCTTTTATTCTTGTGCAAGAATAATCGTAACCAGGTGATAATAAATAACCATAAATCATAGTTCTTACTTCGGCAACCTCTATTTCTAATTCATTATTAGTGTAAGTGCCAATAGGTAAAGCAGGTGTACTTATTATTATTGTTGGCAAGTCAACAAAACCTTGACCACTTATATAAAACATATTTTCCCACCTATCACTTGAATTGGTTGACCAAGTTTCAGTTCCAGTTGCTCTTAATACATCTTTTTCAAGATACAATGAACCTACTTTGAATTTAATTCTAACAACTACTTGATAAACTTGATATGGATTAGGTATAAAATAAAACCTTAACCCAGATTGTAATATAAGCGAAGCAGATGTACTGCCTATTATATTAGGTCTTAAACTTGCAGTGTATTTATAAGTAGTTGTTAATGGCATTGTTTCCAATCCATCCAACATATTATTGTTAAGAAAAGGATATTTAAGGTAAACAAATTTTAGAGGAGCATACCAACTCCATTGATTTCCTGCTGCAACGTATGGGAAAGTGGTGTTTGTAATTTCAACAGGCTGCCCTATGAAATTTTCTACCCCATTAAAACCACCCGAAACTCGAGCATAATATCTTTGGTACTTTACAATTCCATCATCTTCGTATGAGTTGACTTGAGTAAATCGGTATAGTCCATCTGAAAACATTACACGCATTCCCCAACCTTCACAAATTGAAACCAAAACATCGTAATAACTTAATCCTACTAATTTTTTATTTTCATCAGTTTTGGTCCAAGTGTTCCAACGAACTGCCGTATACCCTAATGGGTCAACATAATTCGCTTTAGCTGGCATATTATTTTCATACCAACCAACGCAAGTCGTGAACATATTGTCTACACTTGTAGCGGTATATAATGGCGAATATTTAAGGAGTTCAAATATAGTTTCTATAAATGTTTTTCTTCCTATTGTTACATCTGATGCTGCTGGAACTGCTTGAGCAAATTCTTTGTCCTTCATCCTCGCCAAGCCATCGGTTGCAGTAATCTTATATGAGTACGGTCTACTTTGGTCCAACCTTGTATTCAAGTCGGGCAAAATAACCCCGAACCAATAAAGTGAACCTCCTTTGTAAATAGCTATATGATAAAGGTCTTCTTGGGTTGCGTTCATTGAATTATTAATCCAATTTTGCAACAAAGTTCCATTTGCTCCATCGGTTATGGTTGCATAGATTGAACACTCGCTTCCTTTAACTGGACCAAATCGCTCATCACCTTGTTGTTGGTAAGTTATCTCAAATCCTTCGCCCTCAGTTGTCATTGGAACAATTGAACCCGAATAGGTTGAGTCCCAAATCTCTACTTTGTACTGATTATTGTTAAGAGTAGAATAAAAGTTGCTTCTAAATCTTACTGCCATTATTTAACTCTCCTATTTGAAATGTCTGTGTTAATTAATGAAATCTTTAAGTTATTGCCTCGAACTTGACCACCTACTTCAATAACAGTTGACATTGGCTTAAATGATAAAGCCGAACCTGTATTGGATTGTGAACTTACGCTTGGTGCAGTCATAGCACCTCCACTTGAACTTGGTGCTGATTTAGAATTTAATCCTCCTAAGAATCCTGCTGCAAATTTTAATGCTGCTCCTGCTGCAAACCAACCCCAAGCAATCCCCTGCGCTCCTGGTGCAAAGGAAATAGCCGTTCCAATCATAATCATTGCGTTTGCTGCTTCTCCTGCTAAATTTCCTAATAAACTTAATAGCGAATCTGAAAAACTGCCTGCTCCTGATGCTGCTTTGCCCAAAGATTCCATAAATTGACCACCAATTGATATAGCAACATTCACAACCGCATCTTTAACCATTTTAGATATGGCTTCAGTTTTTTCCATTGCTGATAAAAAATCATTGTGTTTTACAATTGCTAAACCCACAGCCAAAGAATAACTATCTACTGATTCAGTTAAGCCATCTATGCTATTAATATCGGTTGCATCTGAAAATGGTTTAGGTCTTAAATCATTTAAATTTAATCCTTTTGGTTTTTTTAATCCTTCAATTTTGTCTTGTAAAACTACTTGTTTTTCTAATTGAGCGACTAAACTTTTTTGTGCTTCTAAGGCATTTTGCTGAAAAGCTATTTGTTGAAGATTTCTTTTGGTATCAAAACCTTCTGTTATAATAATATTTTGTTTTTTAAGAAGTTCAATCCTTTGTTGCATTGCCGATTGAACTGCTTTAGCATTATCTAACTCAACTTGTTCAACAGATACTCCTTGTAATTTTGCTTTATACTGATTGGTTAATTCTAAGTTTTGTTTTGCTATGGATGCGGTTACTTCATCAATACCTTTTTTAATACCAGCAGTATTTTTTAAGTATTCTGCTTGCATTGCATTGTATCTGCTCCAAGCCGTTGAAGTGTCTACAACCTTTTCTTTGAAAAACTCAAGGTTAGATGCCCATTCAATAATTTTAGGACCATAGACAGTTAGCAAAGTAACACCAACAGACAAAGCAGTTTGCCAACTGAACAAACTTCCTGCTAATTGTTTGAATACAGATTTTGCAGGTTGACCACTTGCGACTAAATCAAGGTTGGCTTGTTTTAATCTACCAAGTTCATCGGCTAACATTGGAATGTTGTTAGAGATAGCCATAAAACCAGTCTGCATTGAATTTGCAAACGCTGGCATTTCTCTTGTCAACTGATTAATAGACATTCCTAACCCATTGTAACTTGAACCGACTCTTTGCATTGTGTTAGCAGCAGGAACTCCAATAGTATTTCCTTGTTGCAAAACACTATTAAATTCTTGTTGAGCAGTTTTTAGTTTTTGGAGTTTACCCATTCCATCAATAAACGCTCCCGAAGTTGCTCCTTGAGTTGTTGCTAATATTTCTAAGTCTTTGGTTGTTTTACGAATGGCAGAACCTAAGGTTTCAAAATGTGGCTTGGTCTTACCTGGTAATTCACCAACTAACCCCTCCACATCTTTTATGGCTGTTTGCAAACCTAAATAATTTGCTCCAATTATTTAGTTTATTTTTTGTTCTGCTATTACCTTGCTAATTTGTCCCATAAAGGAATATAATCTTTATTATTTTCTAACCATTTAATTCTATCCTCGACAACATCCCAAGGGAATTGAATTAGTTTTTTAGGTGTCAATCCTTTTGAATACGGACTCAATACCCAAGTTCCCAGCATTCTCAGTCTTTCCCATTCCAATTTTTCTTGTCGTTCTCTTTCATCTCTTTTACCCTTCCAAACTTGATAAAAGTATTTTGGAGTAGACTTATAAAATTTCTTTTCAGTCCAACCCCAAGTAAATGCCAAACACTCTAACTCAAAAAAGTTTAGTTCGTTTGGCTCACAGAGTTTGGGGAGATGAACGCTAAAACTTCCACTGAAAATGCTTCGATAATTAATCTAATATTTTCAAATGAACCTTCTTGCAACATCTCTTTAACTTCTGCTTCTTCTTTCTTAAATCCAATTGACCCAATTAAAGAAGCGTTTTTAATATCTTCTGCAATTTCTTGCAAGTTTTCTAATTTCTTACCAGTCTTTTCTAATAATTCACATACTTGTAAATACTTGAAATTAAACTCTAAATCTTGGTTGTTAATGGTGATTTTCATAATTGTTTTTTATATTGATATTGTTAATAAATAATCTTGATGTTTTATAAACACTCCATCTTGAGCCGAGCCTTCATCGAACATATCGACCTCATTTTGATAGCTTATAAGTTGCACTTTTGTTCCTGCTATGGTTTGCATCCAAGTATAGTCTAAAGTGTTTCTTACGGCATCTCCAAGCGTGTCTATTGTGCTTTGTAACGTGGCTACTATTGTTACTTGAATTCTATACTTATCCATTGTACTCTTTCCATTCGAACCTTTTGTATTTGTAGGAACATTTGAAATACTTGTAAAAGTAATTGCAGGATAACCAGCGACTTGAGGTAATTGTTGCGGATATATGCGAGTTCCCACCACCCCTGTAATTGTAGAAGATGCACTTAAAAGGGTATATATAACAGTTGAAACGCTCATATTTGAAATCCTAATTGTTTTACTCTTTGTGTGATTAAACTCAATATTTTACTTTTTAAATAATCAGTTGTCTTTGGTCCAAATTCATCTCCAACCCTTCTAATAATTCCGTATGCTTTCACATAACCAGTTGAAGACTTAGCACCATAAACTCCTTTTAATCCTGTTTTTTTACCTTTTACTTTTTTACCTACTCCACCCTTTGAGATATTCGCTCTAAAACGTGGACCAGTTCCAAATTCTAATAAATGAGCAGCATTACCTCCATAACTTACCAACGATTTACTTCCTGTGTATCTTGGACCAACATAGTAGGTAAAAAATGGCTCACCCTTTTTCCTATTTCTTCTAAACGCTTCAACCGAATTTGCTAAATCAAAAGACTTGTCATAATTCAATGCTGCTTTAGATTTACCCCAAGTTAATGAATATTCTTCTTGCAACCTTTTAACTACTGGCATCGCTGCTTGGTGAACAATTGCATCTATCTTATCGGGTTCTATCCAAGCCTCTTGATTAAGTTTATTAATCATCTCGGTTAAGCCTTCTATTTTAAATGTTATCACGAATTATCCTTTGCTATTGCGGTTATTAAAAAGCCTTCATTTAATCGAGTTCCAAATGGGTCTATATTAGTTATGTTGTAAGTATTTCCTCTCCAAACTATTCTCATCGTTTCGTTAATAACTAACCCAGTCGCACGAACCTCACAATTTATCTGAATGCTTGCAACTTTTTCTTCCGTTTCTTGACTTTCTCCGCCTCCTGTTGGTATCACTTTCGCCCATACGGTGTACAGAGTGGAGTAGGTACGAATAGACTCGCCATTCGCCCCACGCACTTCTGCATAGTTTTGGATAACTATGGATTGGTCGTATTTACCAAAATTAATCACTATAAAGTACCAGTTGTAGGTGCGCCAGTGATTTCCAATGAACCCGAGAAAGTAACCGCATCTTCCATAGGCGCAGTTAAACTGATAGAAGTTAAAATGCAACTTGCTTGGTAGTATAAGTCACCTGTTCCAGCAGTCCATTTTGCGGTCAAGATAGTCTTACCGCTAATAGCTGCATAAGCCTCATCAAAACCCCATGTTCCATCTTCTGCAAAAATACCTTCAAAGTCGAATGAACCCGAACCTTGTCCATAGATAGATTCTTTCCAACCGTTTGAATCTTTGTTAGAAATGTCGATTGCATTTCTGCTTAATTTAAGCGAATTGCTTTTTAATTTGGCTATTGTAGTTCCACCTATTTTGAGGACTACTGCCGTTCCGTTAATTGCTCCTGTGCTTGCCATATTATTATTGTTTATTTTTT